CACGTTTTGAGGACTTGATTGGAACCTACTAACCTCTTTTCCACCTTCTTGCCTGTGGTTGAAAGTTGGACACCGATGATGGGATTTGCGCCTTGTTCTTGGATGACTGACTGTTTCAATTCGGTATAACTTTGACGTAAACCCAGTCCATAATAGCCTTCGTTACTTGTGTTTTCAGCCCAAATCGTAGCCTTAAGTGCGTTCGGACACGCATTCAAATACGTCTTCAGGTTTTTCATGTCGTTTTCGCTTGGTGTCTGTCCCACAGAGATTTTCCATTGCTGATACTCTTTCAGGAGTGTAGAATTCAGGATTTTGCCACGGTCAGAGAACTTACAGCACTGGAATATAAATGTCTCAACGCTGAATTGTGCTGGATTTTCGGCCTCATTTGCGACAACCTTCTTGTATTCCACTGTCTTCAATTTGATACCTTGATAGCCGTGAATACGGTCGATACGCTTGGGTTTGAACTTGACGTCCATATAATGCTTCAGTGCGTGGAAGGTCTCTTTTGTTGGTTTCGTATGCGACCATAGACGGAATCGACCTTCAAGATTCACCGACTCTTCTTCAACATCTGGGCGCACAATACAGCATGTCGCGACGAATTGGTCGAACTTTTGCGTGAGTTCATTATCGGGGAGGAGAATGTGTTGAGATTCATTTTCGCTTGCGACGATTTGAAGTGCTTGCGACTGTTGTGCGGTCTTCTCTTTGAGCTCATTATTGGCGAGTGTGAGTTCATGAATCGCCTTCTTTTTCGATTCGAGGTCATTGACAAGCTTCGCGTTCTCGGCCTCCAATTCTTGATTGCGTTGAAGGAGACGATTGAAGTTTTCCACATTATACATTGTAGCGTGAATAATGCCTTCGATGTGCTTTGTAAGGCGGGCAATCGTGAAATTGGTGCTGTCATATGCGATGATTTCGGTTTTGTTTTTACCTGCGACTTCAATCGTGCGAAGTTGGCGCTTGATTTTTGGGTGGGATTTAATATTGTTCTCAATTTCAGTCCTATTTGCGACACGAAAAGCGGCGGCGAGAATAAAATTATTGTATTTTTTGTGATGGTGTGCGACGCGGGTAGCGAGGTCGTTGGTCTGACCGAATTTGATAAGTTTCTCGTTGTCAGCGTTGGTATTGTCGATGGTGCCGAAGTAAATTGTTTGAGTATTCACCGGAAATTGAGTGATAAGAGTTTGTTCAATAGCGCGTTTCTTTTCTTGGGTGAGGGTGATGGTGGCTTGGTTGAGAGTGCTGATGACTTCGTTCTTTTGTTCGAGTTGGGCGGCGGATTGTTCGAGTTGTGCGCGGAGTTCGCTGGTCTCAGTATCTAGGATTTGGTGAAGAGTTTCTTCCATTTTCATATAATACTCGTGGATTTCACCTGCTTTCTTGGTCTGTGCTTTAAGACAGAGAAGTTTGAAGCATCGGATTGTGAGTTTGATAGTTTGTTTGTTGTGGCCGCCATGTTTTTTTGGTTTGTCTTGATTGGTGGAATGTTCTTCGTCACTATCAGAAGTAGATGCAGTAATATTTTTATAATCAACATCAAGTTTGAAGTTGGCTTCAAGAATTCTAATTGCGTTGAATTTTTGACTGAAATCTAACCATTTCCAGACATTATCCAAGTCAACAACAAAGTCAGTATTCTTATCATAATTTAGGTAACAATAAAAACTAGCAACAAACAATTGTTGTTCGAATGTGTTGAAGTTTTCTTGAATCTTCTCAAGCAGAAGATTATTGTATGATTGTGACAACTTTGTGATCGGATTTTTTTCGATGAGATCAACAATGTTGAGGGTTGCGGAAGAGGTGGCGGAGGCAGGAGAAGCAGAGGACATCGTTATCAGCGTATGTTATACTATGTATATACGGATGTCTTTAAGTTGTTTTCAGATACACAAGCAAGATTATACAAGCAAGATTGTAATAGTAATTATTACATAAAATTGAAATAAATAGACCAACTATATTCTCAGACATAATCGGAACAAATGAGTTCTTTCACGCGTGATTTGGAGGTGTTGGTCTGTCATTTCAAGACACAAAAGGTCCAATTAACATTACATTTGGAGAAGAACTACCGAGAGAATATCCATTATATCAAATATCCGATCACTGCTGATAGTAAAACAAAAAAACAGAATGGCGGACAAAATAGAATCATATATATGCTTACAGAAGAAGCGTTTGAACTGTTGAAGAACTCATTCAAGTTAAGAAGTAAATACATTGTAGACGTGTCAGATAATGTGAAGTGTGTCAAATTCCCAATGTGTATTGAAGCACAGACCATCGGGTTTATTGAAAATGCGTATCGCGGTTTACGCGCTATGTCGCGTCAGTTTCATATTGGACCGTATTTTGCTGACTTGTGCTTTACAGATGATTTGATTGTCGTGGAATGCGACGAATACGGGCATCGCGACCGGTCTGTGGCGGAGGAGGCGGCGAGAGAGGACTTCATCAAGAATCAAGGTTACGCAATGATACGATACAATCCGAACGAAGCAGGGTTTGATTTGTCTGATGTATTGAATAGGATAAATAGGCGGTTAATGATGCTTTTATAAATGAAAAGCGGATTTATGAAAGCGTTGGGTCGGGGATATGGTCGTTTTTATAAATGAAAGCGATATTTATAAAAGCAATGTAAAAATATGCTTGCTTTTATAAATGAAAAGCGAAAATGATGGTTAAAATACTATTTTCGCCATCTTGCTCCTCCGAAAAGAAGAGCAACTTTCACATCACCACTTACTCTTCTTCACATTAATCTTCGGCGCCTTACTGTTTTTCGCAGCATTAGGGTCATACGACTGTTCGCCTTCATCATCAGAACCGAGATTCTTCGATATTTCCCAGAACTCTTTACTGCCCAGCTTGAATGGCCCGTGCTGTTGTGCCTTATACCAGAAGATTTGGTCTTGTAATTTGTTCGATTTCGCGTTGTTATTGATGACCAGACACTCGTAATTCTCAGTGCACTGGTCCATCACCTGACAAAAGCTCTCAAAAGTAGGGAACATACCAGCATAATTGTCGTAGATTCGCTTACGATTCGCAATATATGGTTCACGGAGGATAAAAACGTAGTCGATATTCGTGCGGAGATTTGGAGGGATACCCAGGGGATATTGCATTGTGATGACTAACATTATCTTCCAATGACGCCCGTTCATAAAGAGGAGGCGCATCATCACATCCTTCGTCCATTTGTTATCATACAAACAGTCATCCAAAACGACAAATGTGCGCGGGTCAATGGACGATTTCTTGTATGTATCCATTTCCTTTTTTACCTGCTTTAGAACTGCCTTTTGCCGTTTGAGAATATTCTCGATGATTGCTGTGTTATAAGCGTCGTGTATGAATAGTTTTGGCACATGGGCGGCGAAGAAACCGTTGCCGGCTTCTGTCCCGGAGATAACCGTGCCGATAGGAATGTCTTGGTGATGAAACATTAAGTCCTGGACGAGGAAACTTTTACCGGTATCACGACGCCCGATGAGCACGATAACTGGGCCCTTATTTTCATCCGGACGAAAGCTGATTGCCTTCATATCGAATTTGGCGAGCTCTAAATTCATTATCGACGAACCTTGAAGTGTAGTAATACAAATGATATATATTATTTTGTGAAACTTTACACGAAGCACGCCCGTTTAAAACCAATATAAAACTTCTATCGAACAATCATATTATCATCCGTCATCCGTCATCCGTCATTTAGGAAAAATGGCTACGCCGCCGCCACCGACGCCGACGCCGACGCCGACGCTATTCCAACTTCACTACCGTAAACATAAATACACGCCGGAGAAGATAGATAGTGCTTTATTGTATGATATCCAGAATTATATTCCGATTTACAGGCGTTTTTTCGATATCAACGAGACAAACTACAACAACATACAATTGAACCAGCATTATTATTTACAAAATATCATTGAGCATCAGTCGCGAATTATGGAAACAGAAAAAAGAGGTGAAGCAGAAGCAAACGACGAAACCCGTAATTCTTCACTAAACCATTTGGAAACGGTGATAGGCGATGATTCAGGAAACACGATAAATGTCCCGATGTTTGTGAAGTATTCACCGCTGTTAGACCCGATACGATATTTGTCAGGTAAATATGAACCGTCCCTGGCTGCGAAGTCATCACTTCCTAAATACGATTCTACACCAGATACCTGTGAAGAAAAAATGCTCAATACCAATAATTCGTCGTATGTTGACGGATTTTTCTCCTATTTAACGAGTTGTGCTCTTCATACCCACGGGATTGTCCACGGTCTTGATTATTATGGCAGCTACCTTTGTAAGCAACGCGAATTCTCGACGAATGTATTCGATGATATTGATTATTTGGCAGATTGTTCATTTTTTAATACCTATGAAAACGAGCGTTTTACGATAGATTATTCGCAGTTTGGCGACGATGAAACGAGTATGACGAATAGTGGTAATAATAAATGGATGAAGCTTCGTAATAAGCTGAACCCGGTGTTACACAAAGGGAACAACGTGCCCATTAAAATTACGGAAGATGATATTGAGATTACGGTGGCTGATACGGATACAGTGGCGGTGACGGCTGGGGCTGGGGCGGAGGAAGTGGCGACAGCGACGGCGCCGTTATCTGCCGAAGAAGTAGTTCCTATATTATCGACGTCTCTCGACATCGTAGAAATAAATATGGATGACTTCGATACACACCAGACAGATATAGATATACGCAATTGTAATAAAACACCACGCAATAACGACAGGAACAGTGATAGCGACAGCGACAGTGAAACATCGCAATCCAATTCATCGTATACAACAATGGAGAGCGACAGCGGCGACGACGACATCGAGAGCGACATCGACATCGACAATACGACGAAAGAAGACGCTGGTAATAACCGCCACGACGACAGCGGCAGCGACGGCGACAGCGACGGCGACGACGACCGCGACGACGACCGCGACGGCGACGACGACCGCGACGAAAGCGGAAGCGGAAGCGAGTATTCAGACTACAGTGACGATGAACAAATCATCGTAAAAATCAAAGACTTCCCCATTCAAGCGATATTACTCGAAAAATGTGTAAGCACACTTGACAGTATTATGATGCACGATGAACTCACGAAAGAAGAATGGACATCGCTTCTATTCCAAGTGATTATGACACTTGTCATCTATCAGAAAATGTTCGCTTTCACACATAACGACCTTCACACGAATAATATAATGTTCATCGAAACAACGGAAGAGTTCATTTATTACTTATTCGAAGGTCAGTATTATAAAGTCCCGACCTACGGTCGTATTTTCAAAATCATCGATTTCGGTCGTGCAATATACAAATTCCGCGGAGAGCTTATATGTAGCGACAGTTTCCACCCGAAAGGCGATGCTGCCACGCAATATAATTTCCCCCCGTTTTATAATCCGGATAAGCCAACAGTCGAACCAAACTTCAGTTTTGATTTGTGCCGGTTGGCCTGCGCTTTATTCGACTATTTTGTATATGACCTACGCAAGGTCGAAAAACTGTGTAAAACCGACCCGATTATCAAACTTGTTGTGAAATGGACGATGGATGATAAAGGGCGCAATGTTCTTTATAAATCGAGTGGTGAAGAGAGATACCCCGATTTCAAACTGTATAAGATGATTTCGCGGTCGGTTCACGGGCATATCCCGGCGAATGAAATCCATACTCCGATTTTCGATGAATATAAAATCACATATAAAAAATACAAGAAACACGCGGCTCTAGCAGCGAAATTCTTAAATCAGGGTAAGAATACTCACTTGTTTATCAATGTAGATACATTACCTAATTATTCCGGCGAAGAAACTTCTCTCGATACGCTGGAATGCCGTTCTTCGCGATGAACTCGATTTGACGCATGGTCCATCCCATACTAGCACCGGAGTGTCCAGTTTCCATATTGTCGCCGACAAGTGTCACGATTTTGTCTTCGCCATAACTGAACATAAATCCTCGGTCGGCGGGCGGGCTGTATTCGGAGAGATGCTTCCACACATCGATTTCTTTATTCTTAATCTCAGGCAATTGGCCGACGCGAATAATTGAACGCATGCCGTCTTTCACCATATCCTCTGACCATTTGTCGTTGAGGAATGATATATCGTAGGCATTCACCGCGTCGATAGTTAAAGGCCAGTATTCTTCAGAGGTGGATGGTTTACGTTCCAGATGAAG